TTGCAGTTTGTTCACGAAGGCTCGGGCCGTTGGAGATGCGTTAAATTGCCAGATGTTGTATTTGGTTTGAACGAATATGGCGAATACCATCGACGTGCAGATGGATTGCAGATGATGGATGTAAAAACAGCGGGCATCCCGTGCACAACCAATTTGGGCTCTGTATTTATTAGTGCTCTTGTTACTGCAAGCTTTCCAGTTAAGTTTTTATCAACAACAACAACCTCAGTAAGACTATCGGGGTATGTTTTTGATTCAAACGTAAGATGGTTAGGTTTTACCTTAATAAATATTCTTCAAGTCACGTTTAACCATATTTCAGCCGTTAGTGCCCCGGGTAACTTGCCTGCAATAATAAGCGCTATGGGCCGCTGGAAACCAAACGTTTAAAGGAAAGACAAAATGCCAAAAATTCAAGCTTTTGCAACAGCAACAGGTGACAGAAATAGCTACATACTGATGGAAGTAGGTGAAAACGTTCCTATCGGCTACACCGAAAAAATGCCACCTTTAGCCGCCGAAGGCTATACCGTTGCATGGGATGAACAAGCGCAGGACTGGCACCAGGTTGCTATACCACAGCCAGAAACTGAGCAAGAGTAAGGCGCGCTATGCTTTCCCTAAACGCCCAAAAAATCCTACTCAAAGCCCTGCGGATCACGGCCAGCCAAGAGCTGGCCACCGAGGACGCCAGCGGACAGAGCAGTAGCACCGACACCGCTGAAACGGGCATGAAAGCTAAAATGCTGTCGGTGACTGGGTTTATTAAATTTGCCGACGTGGCCAACTTAACCAACCTGTTCAAACTGGCCGAGGCCACCCAGGGCGGGGCGCGGGTAACATACCGTATTGCCAACCGAACCGCCGAGGCGTTAGGCGTTAAACAGGTGAAGTTCAGCAGCAGCATTGAAGCCGTAGAGCAAGAAACAACCCGCCAGTGGAACATTAGTTTTACCTTGGCAGAAGTGCGAAGCGTGCCGCAGAAAAAAGAAGAACGGACACCGCAACCAGCGGCAGCCCAGCAGGGCGCAACAGGCCAAACCGCAGCAGAAGAAAACGCACCACCACAAACCGAAGTACCACTTACCGGTTTAACTGCCTGGTTAAAGTCAGTTGACGACAGCCTTGCACCGGCGCCGGAAACAGGTAGCGCATAATGGCCGAGCCCAACGCCAAATTTATCACCCGTGCCTACATTGGCAGCCAAAAAGTGGCAGTGAGTGATCATTGGGTAGTGCTGCAGGCCAAAAGCCCGGGCACATGCCAGCTCACCATAAACCAAAACGCAGAACGCCTCACACCAGTAGCCTTTGATATGGGGTGGGGCGAAATGATAGACAGGCTGTTCTTTGGTTACATAGAACGGATCATGCCAGCAGCAAACGGACACTACACCGTATTTTGCCGCGAACTGTCCTCAGGTTTAGCCAACAACTTAAGCGTAATGCTACGCCAGCCAACACTACGCCAGGTATGCGCAGAAATAACCGCAATTACAGGCCTTGAATTTGTATTGCCGGATAAACCATACACCGACACCGCCATACCCTGTTTTTATGCCGACACATCAGGCTATGCCATGCTGGACAACTTAGGGCGCTGCTTCAAAATTCCGGATTTCATCTGGCAGCAGCAAGGCAACGGCAAAATCTACTTAGGCAGCTATGCCGATTCATTCTGGCACGGCAAAAACGTTGCCATACCGCAAAACCTGATGACCGAGCAGCAAGGCGGCAAAACAGCCACCATACCAGCCACGCCAAAACTACGCCCAAATGCCACCGCCAACGGCCAGCGCATTACCAAGGCAGAGTTCAAAGGCACCAACATGACAATCACCTGGTAAAGCTATGGAAGCAATCATCAAAAAATTAGTGCTACGCCTCTGGCCGGAACTAAGTGCAGGGTTACACCTGCCACGCTGGGGAAAGGTAGTGGCATTGCCAGAACTGCCAGAGCAAGACGGAGAACGCGGCAGCGACCCGTTTTACCCACGCTATGCAGTAGACGTGCAACTGCTGGACGAAAACGGCACCGCCACCAAATCCAAAGTACTGCAAGCCGTACCACTACCACTGTTCGGCGCTGGCGCCAGTGCAGGGCAGTTAAACCCGCCAGCAATCGGCAGCATTGTCGAAATCGCCTTTGCATACGGCCGCCCGGATAAACCATTTATTCGCACAGTGTTACCCTTTGGCTGGAACCTGCCACCAATCAAAGAAGGTGAGTACCGCATACAAACCAAAGAAGGCGTGTACCAGCACATAGACGCGGCCGGAAACTTTGAAAACACCACAACGGAAAACCTAAAAGACCTCATAGGCAAACTGGCCGAACTGCAATGCCAAACCCGCAAAGTAACCGCCAGCGCAGAGCAAGACCACCGCAGCCCAAAAACATGGCTGGGGAGCGAAGGGGAAAACGTGCTTAAGTTGCTGTCTGAACTAATGGCAACAGTAAAAGCATTAGCCACCGAATGCGCAGGCCACACCCACGCAGGCCCAGCCCCTGATCAAGCCGCAGCATTTACCGCCAAAGCCAACGAAGCCGAGGCGCAAAAAAACAGACTGGACCCAATCACCAAATAGTCAGCAATAGCTACGCTTCAGCACAGTCAAATTCATCTACACCACCAGGACACAAAGCCACAACTGACTACGCTGGCCACAGCAAAAAACTGCTGCAGCATAGTTGCAACTGTCTACCCATGCCGGAATACATAGCCAGCCACAACTAAAGTCGACCACAAATAGCCAACCGTGACACTGCCGGACGATAAAAACGTGACTGGGCTCTGCTGCATCAGCGTGACAAAGCCAGGGCATTTAAGTGTGACTTGGCCAGAGGAAATTGTGACCCGACGGTCGATACAAACTGTGACCAGACGTTCGGTGCAAACCGTAACTGCCCGGGCAATTCATCCGTGACTCAGCTCAAGGCAAAAGCTGTAACAAAGCACTGGATGAATAAAAGGAATTGGTTTAGTTTTAATGCTCTTTGGGGAACATAGAAAAAGGGAAGATATGGCACACACCATAGAAAAAGTAAAAGCCAGAGTTCAAGAGCTAAAAGTAAGTGACATAAGCTTTGCGGGTAAAGAGCTGAAAGTACTGGCTGAAATTCTTAAACCAGATGAATACCTGCACACACTGACCAAAGGTCAGTACAACAACGGTGTAGGTTTACTTTGCACTACATCAATGCGGATCCTGTTCATCGACAAAGGGCTGTTTAGTCTGAAAGTAGAGGAGTTCCCGCTTAAGTCAGTATCATCCATCAGTTTTGAAAGCGGTCTGATATTTGGCACAGTGAAGATATTTGCATCAGGCAACAACGGCGAAATTAAAAACGCTCCCAAGGGTGACGCTAAAATGTTTGTCGACATCACCCGCAAGGTGTTGGATGAACGAGACGCACCAAAGGATAAAGCACCCACAACCAGCGAAGCATCTGCACCAGTTGCAGACATCTACGAACAAATTGAAAAGCTGGCTGACCTGAAAGAAAAAGGCATTATCACAGAAGCCGAGTTCCTAGCCAAAAAGACTCGGTTATTAGGCCTCTAATCACTCAAATTTTTTGAAAGTAAATATATGCTGATAACAAAGATAAATATTCCCGAAGATGAAAAAAAAGGCTTGGCTAGAATAAATATGCCAAGGACTGAAAAACTAGTATTAATCGCTGGAGCTAATGGCTCAGGAAAAAGCAGGATATTAGATAAAATAAAAAATACGCTCTTAGAAAAACCCACAATTGCCGATATAGAAAGGGAGATAAGTGACAAAAAAAGGTATGAGAACGAGATTAGAACACAAGAAGAAAATTTAATATTAATGCATGAGCAAAACAAAGGAGTAGGAGGTGGCAAGTACTCAGATGAAGAAATACAGAGAGTAAAAAATATAATAGAAAGCTTAAATTCACTAATTGAAAAAAATACTAAGAGTTTGAAATGGAACTTAATTGAAACATCCGAAGTAAAAGAATTTTACGATTATGTTGATTTCGTTCCAAAAAATTTGGATTTAACAGATAGTCGTAGCCATAATAGATATAGGCTTATAGAATCTGTAAAGAAACTAGATCAAGTAGGGGTAGCAAACTCATCAGAGAGCACTTTTGCAAAAATTCAGCATGTTCAAGATTTATGGTTCAATGCCACCCATCCAAGCTCTTCTGTCAATGAAAATAATAAATTTAAGTATATTGCCGATTATGAAAGGCTTTGCGACTATGTAAATACTTTTCTAGGCGCCAAACTTGATAGAACAGGAGACGGCGACGCAACAATATTTGGAAGAGTTTTAGGTGAATCAGGTTTATCTGATGGTCAAAAAGTATTACTACAACTTTGTCTTGCGTTATATACCCAACAGTCAAAACTAAATGATTTTATAATTTTTATGGATGAACCAGAGAATCATCTGCACCCAAAAGCTTTAATTGAAGTTGTTGACAAACTTTTTAGTACACTAGCCAATGGGCAGTTGTGGATAGCTACACACTCTATAAACCTGTTGGCACATTATGACCCTAAGCACATATGGTACGTTGAAAACGGCGAGATCTCGTTTAGTGGAAATATACCAGAACGAGTTCTGGAGGGTTTAATTGGTAACCAGGACGAAATCGATAAACTATCAAATTTTTTATCTTTACCAGCACAAATGGCTACTGCAAAGTTTTCATTTGAATGTCTGATGTCTCCTAAAGCGATAGTTACTGGGGTAGGTGACCCGCAAACAACCCAAATAATCAATGCGATAAATTCACTTAAAAACAAAGGTGATAGGTTACGTATTTTAGATTTTGGAGCCGGAAAAGGTAGACTGTTATCTACAATCTTCGATACTACTGCATCAACTGAGGTAAATGTTTCAGAGTGGCTGGATTACTACGCTTATGACCTTCCATCGGAAGACAAAGCTGAGTGCTTAAAAGTTTTGGAGAGGGTATATGGTTCAGATAAGACCAGGTATTTTGATGATGAGGAAAAGTTTAAGGGGGCTTTAGAAGAACACACTTTCGATATGATTATTATGTGTAACGTTTTTCACGAGATAGACCCAAAAGGCTGGCTGGATCTATTCAGGGAAGGAGGTCTAATTAGGTCTACCCTATCAGAAGAAGGAACTCTTCTTATTGTCGAAGACCAACTGATACCTGTCGGTGAAAAAGCCTATAAAAATGGCTTTCTTGTCTTTGACAAACCTCAATTTAAGAAGCTGTTCGGAATAAAGGCGGATTACAGAGAAGATGACTTTAAGCAGGATGGAAGACTTAAGGCGCACTTTATTCCGGCTAATGTTCTAAAAAATATAAGTAACGCTTCAAGAGTTGAAGCAATTAAAAGCCTTAGGGAAGCCGCAAAAATAAAGATAAAAAAATTAAGAAGTGAAGACGCTTCTTTTAAAAACGGAAAACTCCACGGCTTTTGGATACAACAAGTTGCTAATGCGCAGTTATGCCTAGATGAGTTCGAGTAGCAAATAAAGCATGTTAAGACATTACATTTGAAATATAAAAATGGCCGCCGCAAAATGCGGCCATTTTTTTTGCCACTCCACCAGCTACAGCAGTCGGCAACACGATAGCTGTACTGCATCAAACAAAGCGCCTTACTGTGCGCCACTACCACGCATCAAACCAACTGAGACAGCAAAGAAGAAAGTAGGGCGCTGATCACGCATCAGGGCCAACCACAGGCACGAAAACGAGCCAAAAGCACCGCATCACGGAAACCAGCGGCAGGGAAAATACGCGTCACGGAATCCGCGCTCTTCCTCACCCACCTTCGCGCTCTGTTTTTGCGTTTTTTTTCAGTTTTTTGCCCCTGCAGTCCATACCCGCAAGCCGCGCCATTTCTAAAGGCTTGCGAGGATCTGAGGATCTGAAAAGATTGCTGTTTTTTTCAGTGTTTTACAGTTTTGCACAGCGCGTTTGAAGGCATAGTGAAAAACTAAGTGCATGAAACAAAAGCGGATTACGTGGATTCCGTGAGGTTTTCGCCAAAGCAGCGATTTAGAGGGGCAAGGTAAGTTATTGAAAAAAAATAATAAACGCAAAAATAAAACTGAAATAAAAAACGCCTGAAAGGATCTACATAAAAGCGGCGCACAAAATATACAATTGAAAAAGGCACCGTTTTGACGTACATTATTCAGATAAGATGAAAGCGGAGGCAAGAATCATGAGCGTCACCATAGACACCAAACAAGACCGTATTAATTTACGGTTAAAGCCAAGCGCTAAACGCGATTTAGAACGTGCAGCCAGCTTTGAAGGTAAAACAGTGAGCAGTTTTATTCTCAGCAGCGCGTTAGCGCATGCAGAAAAAACTATACACGAACACGAAACCATGCGCCTGAACAAACAGGACTCAGAACTGTTCTTCAATGCGCTTTCAAAACCGGTGAAGTTTAACAGCGCGCTGACAGCCGCATTTGCAGAGCATGAAAAACGTGTGACCACTAAATGATTGAACAGCAAAACCTAATCATAAGGCCACTGGACGGCCAGCATAAAAGAGCAGCGTTTACCTGCGGAACACCATCATTGGACCAGTACATTCAAAAGCAGGCAGGTCAAGACATAAAGCGCCATGTAAGCCGCGTATTTATTGCAAGTACACAACAGCTTCCCAATGAAATAGTGGGGTACTACACACTATCCAGCATGTCGATAGAGCTAAGCCAATTACCGCCGGAAATTACCAAAAAGCTACCGCGCTACCCAGTGCCCGCTGCACTTATTGGCAGGCTGGCAGTAAGCCAGAACGCACAGGGCCAGGGCGTTGGTAAAATGCTTTTGGTTGACGCTATCAAAAGAACAATGGCCGTTAGCCAGGACATAGCCATTTATAGCATGGTGGTAGATGCTATCGACCAAAACGCCCAGGCGTTCTATGAAAAGTTTGGCTTCACCCAACTAAACACCAGCAGCAATCGTTTATTCCTGCCATTACAAACCATCTAAAAGCTTCAATGGGCGCAGCAGCGCCCAAGCATCAACGACCTAAGTAGAACGCTCAATGACTAACTTAGGCACCTTATCCCAGTTCACAGCTTGCATCAGGAAGGGCCAGAACTGCATAACACCAATCCCGAGCAATCGGCCGTCAGCCAACAAAACACCATCAGAACACACTTTAAGACCGGCTTGCTTCCAGGCTGAGGGAAGGAAGTCACCGGCATAAAGCATTTCAAGCTGATGCCTGGCTTTTTCAGGAAAACCAGACTTTATCCAGCGCCGTGCAGTACGTGGACTAACCAAGAAAAAGTTACATATTTTGTTAATGTCAGGCTGAGAGATCACACCTTTGGCGGTAAATTGAGTAGTGATGAAGCCTGTGAACCATAAAATTTGCCTATCAGTGATAGACTTTGTTTGCATTAGCATAGCGTTACTTATTCCATGTAGTTATTAAAAGCGAGACTTTCCCGCAAAAAGATAACTGCATAAAACAGGCCTTATCATGTGCTTTTGAATCAGAACTGTCAAAACCCTGAATTAGGTACTTTTGCTGAGGGGTTCAAGACCGTTGGGGCGGTCATAAAATAACCAACAAAAAGCGATATCAGGAATTTAACATAATAATAATTATGTGACACTTTATATGCGGATAATAAAGGAGATATCTCTATATTAATCAACTAGATACCCGATATTCGCATAACTCTTGTGCTCTGGCTTTTATGCCATTACATCCAATATAAACCTTTATTCGCAGCGTTAAACCCGTTGATTCGTACACGTGACTAAGCTCAACACGAAAACCATACACATCTGCGTATGGCTTTCGTATCAAGGCGAAGATTAATTCCGTGAAATCAGTTTAATGCCATTGTCGTAACATTCAGTTGTTTTGCCTGAATCCGATATTACCTGGATATGATCAAAACCACCGGCTGGCGCAGACTTTTCCAGTAAGTCGCTAAAATCATCGGCTATCTCGCTGATTTCATTGCCTTTTTGCTCTAAAGCTGCAAAATGCGGTCTGTGGCGTTCAGTAATTTCGTGAATTTCCTCGGCTAATTTGTGCTGTTCTGCCATTTTCGCTTTATCGATACGAATACTGTGGTCATCTTCCTGATGCACAAGATCGGAAAGCTCAGCCATACGTTCGCTGTGTTGTTCCATTTCTGCTTCAAAAGCTTTCATGGGCAAATGTAATTGTTCCATTTCCAGTTCAACAGCTTCTAAGCGTTGGTATGCAGCAAACTCATCCGCAGTCATAGCGCGCTGCTGTATCACCTTGCAGTTTTTAATAAAAGCGACTTGCGCAGGTTTTGCAGTTGAATGAGCTGCTGCAGTATCAGCCTGAGCTGTACAGCCCAGAGTTACGGCCATAGCGGCAGATAATAAGGTGAAGGTTAATGATTGTTGGAATTTCATAACAGGCTCCTATGGTTTGGTTATAACTAAGTCGGAGCAGCAGAGAAAATAGTTGGAGGAAAAAAACGAAAAAAGTTGGTTTAATCGCTAAAATATTGATTAAACCAACTTTTTAGTTAGTTACTTTGCGTTCGACACGCAAAGAATTTAATGACCACTGACACGTTTGTATTGACGATATTCCGGGATCCAGAAATTACGCTCAATTTTTTGCTGCAGTTCTTCGTCACTGATTTCAAGCGCAAAACCTTGTTTTTGCGCAATTTTAGCCACTTCAAAGGCAATTTTCTTACTCAGTTCTGATAGTTCAGACAGAGCTGGTAGCAAGGATCCCTGCCCTGTATTGGCTAAAGGCGAAGCCGCAGCTAAAGTTTCGCTGGCAATACGTAACATATCATCGCTGATGCGACTGGCTTTGACTGCAACGACACCTAAACCAATACCCGGGAAGATGTAAGAGTTATTGCACTGAGCTATGTGGTAAGTCTGGCCTTTGTAAGTCACTGGTTTAAATGGACTACCTGTGGCGATAATCACCTTGCCTTCTGTCCACTTAATCACTTGTTCAGGCGTAGCCTCAACTTGCTTGGACGGGTTGCTTAACGGGAAAATAATTGGCAGTTCACAGTGCTTTTTCATCGCTGTGATCACTTGTTCAGTGAATAAACCTGGCTGACCAGACACACCAA